TTCCAAGAACCGGGGCGACCCTCTCAGCCACCTGGTCCACGTCAATCGCATGCCTGCCATCAATGCTCCGCGGCAACAACGCGCTAGAAGGGTGGAGACCTGTGTCTCCCACCGTGGGCTGTGGAGGTCTGCCGGTCAACTCCAACGCGTCAACAGCAGCTTGGGAGGTAACTGCGACCCTCGCCGCAAGTCCTCCCAACTCCTCAACCTGGACGTCCAGCATCTGGGCAGTGGTATGTACAACTGGAACAGAAGCTGGCGCAGATGAATTCGCGACTGGGGACGTCTGTCTCCACCGAGTCGCCCAACATGCTTGGTGCGGGATGGCTGGGCCCGCAAAGAACGTGTAGGTCCAGTACGGCAGCGCGGTACTAACCAACCAAGGCAGCTCAAAAGCCCTAGAGTTCTGCAACCGGGTGATCATGGGTAGTGCTGTGGCATACGCCTCATGGGTGGGATCCAGAGCTGTGTGTTCGCACAAAGCTCCCCAACCTACATGCACATTCCTCTTCTCATACCCGTCTTTGGCAAACCTCATGTTGGACAAGCTGACGTACAACTTGGTCGGGAGGAAAATCTCAACCTCGAGCAGCTCTCCCTTCAGCACACAGCCTTCCGGCATGCTTGAGCAGTCTGGGCAGCGCTGCAAAAGGTGAGCCCTGCAGCTGTACCCCTCTATAGGGGTGGTCAAGTGCGCCAAGCGCTCTGGCTGGCATCGCGGGCAGAGTGTGACTTGGTAGCGCTCTTCATCCATAACCACTCCCCTGCCCGCGATGGGCTGGAACTGGAGCGGGTAGGTGACGCACTTCCCACAACAAAGCTCGACGACGCGCGACAAAGCAGCCTGCAATCCGTCTTCGCGGAATGCTGCGGCTGCTTCACGCAGCAAAGCTGTGGCCAAAGGGCTACGGCGCATCAAACCCATAACCGCAAAAGCGGTACCTAGGAAGCAAGACGCGGCCGCAACGCGAAAAAGCAGTCGGGAGGTGTTGGCTGTGTTCCACGGTAGGGTTTGCCCGTTCACCAAGTGAGCCAAGTTCGTGGAGTGGCACACAAGGCTATCCGACTTCAGCTTCATCACAGTGGTTCCGCTGAAGCCCACCAAGCCCAACGCGCCGAAGGCCGTCGGGATCATGATGGCAGGACGAGCACGAGTCCCCGAGGGACGAACAGAAAGCACACCACCTGGACGCGTCCGGTGTCACTGAAAGGGCGTCGGGTGAAGCCGCACTCCACCATCCAGCCGTCTATCCAGCAAACAAGCATGGGATTGTCCCCGTCCCATACTCCCCGGTGGCAAACCCGAGGCCACTTCGCCATCCCACCTGCCAACGAGGGACGGCCTGCAAGGAACGACCGCGTAAAGACGCGGGTGAAACGACGATCAAACTCGTCAGCTTCAAGGCAGTGAAAGCAAAGTACCAAACAGGCTGAAATCT